ACTGGAGCGGCAGGGGAAGGGTAGATAGTGGGCTGAGGGTATACAGTCGCGCCCTTCGCCCTGCCGTCTGGTGTTCGTCAGCGCAGCCGCTGCGCGTGTGATGGGCTGGATCGAGGGCACGGCTGGGGCTTTTTTGTCGCTGCTTTTAAATTAATTGCACAATCTGCCAGCATTCTCTGCGCCGATTTATTCCAAGCATATGATTTTATTACACAAATCACGATCAGCCTATGAACTATTCAGTCGCCGGTTTATGTTTTATCTAATAAAATCAAGGACTTAAAGAAATCAGCCTCAATCTAAAAAATCTGAGAGCGAGCGCAGCCGACCCCCGCATGTGCCACCCCCTCCCCCACTGGGTCCGTATACAACTCCCACCTATTTTTAGAAAATAGCAACTGTAAATGGCTCCCAGCCGATTACTCCAGTAAATAATCCGTCAACGTACTACTCAGGTAGTTAGCAAATTAGCAAAGGCACTTGTAAAGTGTTGCTAAGTAGTATATACTTAGCGGCATATTTTATTTATTTATTTGGATTACCTATGGCTAATGATAAAGACTTTGGAGAAGACGGCGTCCTGTTTGCTGACGGGCTACCGTTTTTCTTAGACCACGACTTGCAAGTACCAGACTCAGGGATGCTGTACCTTCAGACTACTTTGGAAGTTGGTGAGGATGAGAAGGTTACTATCCAGAAACCATTTTGGGAGATTACTCAGTTTGTCTTGGACAATGCGGAGTCGGAGTACGGGGAGTTATACGACATAGCCTCTGAACTCACTAAGGAAGCTACTAAGCTAAGGGAATTAGCTCAGACGATAGAAGTAAGCGACGAAGTAGTTGCTGATCTTTTTGACGCTGACTATGACCCAACAGCCTAACCTATTTGGCTGGGAAGACGCTACTTCAGACGAAGCCTACTCTGGGGATACTAAGCGTTGTTCTGGCTGCAGACAGGTACTGCCAATAGACAGGTTTGGTTTCAACAAGTCTAAGAGCTTGGGCCGAGCCTGTACCTGCAAGAAATGTCTTAAAGTACACAACTCCAAGATGCGTGAGCTACACGACAGACATAAACTACCAGAAGAACATTCCTGCCCTATCTGCCAGAAGACTGCAGAGCATTTATATTCACCCGGTATGGGAAACAAGACACCATTCAGGTTAGACCATGACCACATCACAGGTAACTTTAGAGGGTTTCTCTGTGACTCCTGCAATACAGGCTTGGGTAAATTTAGAGATGACCCTGACCTGATACAGAGAGCTATCGATTACCTGAAGGCATAGCGGGTATTCCACTTATCTATCTACTACCTAGTTGGCGTAGTTGGTATAATGATACCACATACAGCTAAGGAGATAGATATGTTTGGAAAGATGTTTGCAGTGATGGTCCACACTTTTGTAGGTGATGCAGCCATCGTCAAGAAGATGCAGGACATGCAGCAACGGCGGGTAGACTACTGGCAGTTGAAGAACCTGTCAGACAATCAGTTGAAAGATATGGGGATCAGTCGGGGAGAAATCTACCACAAGGTCTACGGCGGGTAGACTACTTAAAGTAAACTACTACCCCCAACCATTACTAGGAAGAGTAGGCTATCTATATAGTTAACCACTCAACCGACAATTCATTATACAAATTAATCAGCTAGTTGTCAATAAAAATAGTTAACTAGCTGATTAATTAAGCTCTTGACTGAGAGCTATATAAAATGTTACAATGAAGGGGTTAGTTAAATTATGACATTCAATCTGTACTATATTCGTGCAGCCATCCAAGAACGAACAGGCCAAGTCCTGAAGTTCGATCACATCAGAAGACTACTACTGGAAGAAGGCCTGATCTCTGAGAAGGAGTTGAAGGATAATCCCTTAGCTCAAGAGTTCGACGGCTACGGGAGATACTTCGCAACAGAAGACTGTTCAGTAGAAGTTCCCATTGATCCAAAGAGATTCATACCAGAGTTATTAGAAGAGGAGTTTGATGATGAAGGGTAATAAGAAGTGTGGAGCGGATGTAGCTCCCGCAAAGCAGCGTACCATGCCTAAGTTTGCTATGGGCGGTATGGCTATGAAGAAGAAGCCAGCTATGAGCTACGGCGGCATGGCTATGAAGAAAAAGAAGAAGTAATGTTTATCGGTGCGTTACTGGTATGTTCGTCTATGGCAGACGTTAAGACCTGTGACGTTAAGATGAATACTAAAAACCTGTACGAGACTAAGCGAGAATGCGTACAGGAAATGCAGGGCATAGCTAAGTACGTTTTTAATATGCTTGAGCTAAACGCCAAGCCTTACTGCTTTCCGATAGGACAAAATCACATCTAGTTATTTCTTCGGGGGGAGAGATGATAGCAGAGACACTGGCGGTTATAGGAGCCGCCAATGCCGCTATCGGTCAGGTGAAGACTCTGATCGGGCATGGACAAGATATATCTGCTATGGGGCGACAGCTAGGGGCAATCCTTACTGCTGAAGAGACTCTAAAGGCGCAGGGTGACCGCAAGAAGAGAAGCTTATTCTCTGCGGCTCTAGGTAAAGACGAGAACTCTTTTGAGGAGTTTCTACACCTAGACAAGCTGAAGCAAGCCCGTAAGGAGATTGAGTCTCACATGCGCCTGTACGGGCGTCCGGGTCTCTACGATGACTGGGTAAAGTTTCAGGCTCAGGAGCGTGTTCGTAAGCGGGAAGAGGCTGAGGAGCAAGCCAAAGCCAGAGCCTTTCTAGTAAACATATTCCAGTGGTTCATAGTGGTTCTAATTGTAGGCGCTGGGTGTGCAGGTTTAATTTGGTGGGCTTGGGTGACCAGTGGCCGGTGAAACTCTCATAAGCCACTTCCCGCTGCCTAGTATGCCGTTTCAGACGCACGTTAATGTTATCTTTGAAAGCGGGCGTGGAGAGCAGGTTGAGAAGAAGGCACAGGCTGGAGAGGCTGGCTCAGTAGAACCGATAGATGAGCATACGCCAGTTGAGAACCTGAAGTTAGTTGATCAGCGGTATTCGTATAATCCTGACCCCAATAAGCTGAGAATGCCTGACGGTCAGATAGTAGATTTTGTGGTGGCGTAAATGGCAAAGACTAAAGCAGAGAAGATAGCAGCCGGTAAGAAGCGACATGGTTTCACGGCGGTAAATAAGCCGCGCAGAGGTGGCCCTAAGAAGTTCGAGGTACTGGCTGTAGAGGGTGACACGGTAAAGTACATCACCTTTGGCGACCCAAATATGGAAATCCGCAAGGACAATCCCAAGGCGCGTAAATCATTCAGAGCTAGGCACAAGTGTGACACAGCCAAGAGTAAACTAACCGCCAGATACTGGTCATGTAAGAAGTGGTAATAAAATGTCCTTAGTTAAGAATATGAATGCTCGCAAGAAGGCTGGCACAAGCCGTTCAAAGTCAAAGAGTACTATCAGCGATAAGACCTACAAAGACCTGCAAGCCGGTAAGATGGCTAAGGGCGGTCTTGCTAAAAAAGCTAAAAGAAAATGACTGATGAACGCCTCACTAGAATTGAGGACAAATTGGATAAGCTCTCACACGCAGTCGTAACTCTGGCCCGAATGGAAGAGCGTATGATTACTGTGTTTAAGCGTATGGATAATATCGACGATCAGCAAAAGGCTATGTGGGATCGTATAGTTAAACTGGACCAGATTACTGCTTCCAGAGGCCACAAGCTGCAATTCTTTGAGCGCATTTGGTGGATAGTCTTCACGGCATCTATCGGAGCAGCTTTTGTATACATGAGGACTATCGGATGAAGACTGAGAAGGAATACACCGACAAGCAATTGCTCTTCTTAGACGCCCTGATGTCTGACGAGTGCAAGGGCAATATCAAGAAGGCTATGAATGCGGCTGGGTATGCAGAAACTACTCACAGCCGCGTAGTTGTATCTGCCCTGAAGGATGAGATTAACGAGCGGGCCTCTATGGTGCTTGCTATGAACTCCACTAAGGCAGCGTGGAGCATGGTTGATGTACTAGACGATCCGGGGGCTATGGGCGCACGTAACTCAATTGCAGCCGCCTCTCAGCTACTGGACCGCACCGGTCTGATTAAGAAAGAACAGCTAGAAGTCAAGAACACAGGCGGGGCGATGTTTATTCTGCCACCGAAGAGCGACGATTGAGTATCTGGTTAGATAAATCAAGACCTAACAAGACAGCTAAAATACCCTACGCCTACAAGGAGTCAGAACACGATCCCTTAGTCGTAGTAGCTGACATGGAGAAGGCCGCTCTAGTCGAAGAGGCTATGGACTACTTGGAAGAGGGTCACTCCAGCCGTAAGACCGCTGAGTGGTTAACGTCTAAGACCGGAGATAGGATATCTCATCAGGGTCTTATACTCATTTGGAAGGCCCACAGAGGTCCAAAGAGTGACAACCCATCCAAGCGCCTGAAGCAGCTTGCCAAGGATAACCGCAAGCGTAAGCCTAAGACTAAGGAAGAGAAGACCTTAGCAACTGCCAAGCGCAAGCAGTCGGACGCCAAGCGCAGACTGACTATCGCTAAGAAGCAGTTAGCAGAGTTACAGCCTAACGAGGAGTTGGACACTGCCAATCTAGACTTCTCTGTGATTGAGAGCGAGAAGCAGAAGCAGGAAGTAGTCTTCGCACCTAACGAGGGTCCACAGACAGAGTTTCTAGCGGCCTCTGAGCGTGAAGTACTCTACGGTGGAGCAGCCGGTGGCGGCAAGTCGTTTGGCTTACTAGCAGACCCGATGCGCTACTTCAGCAACCCTAACTTCAACGGCTTAATACTTCGTAGAACCAATGACGAGTTGAGGGAGCTTATATGGAAGTCGCAGGAGTTATACCCCCGTGCATTCCAAGGAGCTAAGTGGGCTGAGAAGAAGTCACAGTGGACGTTCCCTAGCGGAGCCAAGCTCTGGCTAACGTACTTAGAAAGAGACCAAGACGTACTCCGCTATCAGGGTCAGGCCTTTAGCTACGTGGCCTTCGATGAGCTAACTCAGTACCCTACCCCCTTCGCGTGGAACTACATGCGCTCAAGACTTAGGACTACAGACCCTACGCTCCCTATTTACATGAGGGCGACTACCAATCCGGGCGGTAGTGGACATGGCTGGGTAAAGCGTACCTTCATAGACCCTGCCCCAGCCAACTCAAAGTTTGTTGCTAAGGACATAGAGACCGGCGAGGACATGGTCTACCCAGACAGTCATGAAAAGGCTGGAGAGCCACTGTTCTATCGTCGGTTTATACCGGCAAGCCTCAAGGATAACCCCTACCTGATGGACGGCGGTCAGTACGAGGCTAACCTGCTATCTCTCCCTGAGATGCAGCGCAGACAATTACTAGAAGGAGACTGGGCAGTTGCAGACGGAGCGGCATTCTCAGAGTTCAGATCAAAGGTTCACGTTATTGAGCCGTATGAAATACCAACTGATTGGCGTAGGTTTCGGTCCTGCGACTACGGATATAGTTCTTATTCTGCTGTTCATTGGTTCGCTATTGACCCAAGCTATAATACATTAGTCTGCTACAGGGAATTATACCTGAGTAAGCACACCGGAAGAGACTTGGCTAGGGCTGTACTGGAAGCTGAAGGCTCTGATCGCGTAGACTACGGAGTTCTAGACTCCAGTTGCTGGCATCAGCGGGGCCAACTAGGGCCATCTATAGCTGAAGAGATGATTTCACAGGGTACACGTTGGCGTCCTAGCGACAGAACCAACGGCGCAAGAGTAGCTGGCAAGAACCGGCTGCACGAAGTCCTTAAAGTAGACGAGGACACAGGACTTCCGGGGATACAATTCTTTAATACGTGCCGACAAATCATTGCCGACCTACCCGTCATACCGTCAGACCCTAGAGGCTCAGACGATATAGACCCTCGCTACGCCTCAGATCACGCATACGACAGCGTCAGGTACGCAGTTATGAGCAGACCGAAGGCATTCTCGCCCTTTGATATGGGCCACGGCGTTCCGCAATCAGTCTGGCGACCCGCAGACGCAACATTTGGATACTGAATATGGCATTAATGGACAAACCCCTACCAGAAGACGTTACAGATACTGACATTGCAGTACCTCTTGCCGAAGACGGTGACGTAGTAGAGGAAAATATCAACTATTCTGGGGCAGTGGCCTTTGTTAATAGCCAGTATACCCGCTCAAAAGACGCCAGATATGCTGACGAAGAGCGTTGGCTGGATTCTTATCGTAATTATCGTGGCCTATACTCCTCAGAAGTACAATTTACTGAAACTGAGAAGTCTAAGGCCTTCATTAAGGTAACTAAGACTAAAGTTTTAGCTGCCTACGCCCAAGTTGTAGACGTATTATTTGCAGGATCAAAGTTTCCTATCGGTATTGAGGCCAGACAGTTCCCTAGTAACGTAGCTGGAGAGGTTTCCTACAATCCAAACGCCCTAACCGACGAAAAAGTTAAGGAAACGGTAGACGTAGACTACAAAGTACCTACCTCAATCGCTCGACCGCAGCTTGCCAAGGAGTTAGGCCTCTATAAAGAGCGTCTGGAGCCAGTTAAAGACGAGCTAGAGCTAGGCGCAGGTACTATGCAAGGTTCTATTACCTTTGAGCCAGCTAAACGTGCCGCTCAGAAAATGGAAAAGCTTATGCACGATCAGTTGGATGAGACTGACGCCCCTAAGCACCTTCGATCAGTAGCATTTGAGTGTACCCTCTTTGGAACCGGCGTATTCAAGGGTCCATTTGCTACCGACAAGGAATATCCTCGCTGGGATGAGGACGGTAACTACGATCCCATGTTTGAAACCATCCCAAAGATGGAATACGTCAGCATTTGGGATTTTTACCCTGACCCAGACGCCCGTAATATGTCTGAGGCTGAATTTACTATACAGAGACACCGCCTGAACCGCACTCAGATGCGCTCGCTAAAGAAACGCCCCCACTTCCGCGAAGAAAGCATAGAATTAGCGGTAGACTACGGCACAGATTACCAGCGTGAGTACTGGGAAGACGCCTTAGAAGACGATTCAGTATCATCTTCTATGGAACGCTACGAAGTACTCGAATATTGGGGTATATTAGACGCAGAATTGGCTGAAGAAGCTGATATTGATATCCCCAAGGAATTAAAGGATCAGGACGAAATACAGGTCAATATATGGGTCTGTAACGGACAAATACTGCGTCTAGTACTAAATCCGTTTACTCCTACCCGTATCCCCTACTTATCCGTACCCTACGAGCTTAATCCATACAGCTTCTTTGGAATCGGCGTAGCTGAGAACATGACAGACACGCAACTGCTTATGAACGGCTTTATGCGGATGGCCGTAGATAACGGCGCTCTATCAGGAAACTTACTTATAGAGGTAGATGAGACTAACTTAGTACCCGGACAGGATATGTCTGTGTATCCGGGCAAAGTGTTCCGCAGACAAGCTGGAGCGCCCGGACAGGCTATCTTCGGTACTAAGTTCCCTAACGTATCTCAAGAGCTTCTAATGATGTTCGACAAGAGCCGACAGCTTGCTGATGAGGCCACAGGCATACCTAGCTACTCACATGGCTCTGGAGCCGTTGGTGGAGTAGGACGTACAGCGTCTGGTATGTCGATGCTGATGGGAGCAGCCGCTCAGAACATTAAGGCAGTGGTCAGGAATATTGATGACTACTTACTAGGGCCGTTGGGTAAGAGCCTCTTCGCATTCAACATGCAGTTTAACTTCGACAAGGAGTTTATCGGAGACCTAGAAGTTAAGGCACGGGGTACTGAGAGCCTGATGCGGAATGAGGTACGCAGCCAGAGGCTCCTGCAGTTCATGCAGATGACTGCTAATCCCTCCATGCAGCCGTTTGTGAAATACGACTACATCTTACGTGAGCTTGCGTCCTCTATGGACTTGGATGAGGACAAGATACTCAACGATCCGCGTGAGGCCGCTATACAACAAAAGATGATGTCTGAAATTCAGGCACTTATGCCTCAACCGCCGGTTCCCCCGCAAGGAGCCGCACCAGAAGGTGGACCACCCTCACCCAATGACCCCACAGGCAACGGCGGCGGTAACATAGCCGCAGGAGCAGCCCCAGAGCCTGACGCAGCCGGTTTCACAGGCGGTGGTGGGGGAGCCAACGGGGGTAATGCACCGCAGCCACAGCAAGCTCCTCAGCAAGCGCCACAGGGTCCAGTACAGTGATGGATAAGCAGTTCTTCAAGGGTCTCCTACCCTTAGTCAATGACAAGGATCAGTACGCCTCTCTGAAGGACTATGCCAATGCCCGTATCAAGCAGTATCACGGCCTCTTGGAGACCATGAAGGACCACAGCCGTGTGTTGGAGATTCAGGGTGCTATCGCTGAATTGAAACGGATCGAAACTCTTCGGGATGAAGTAATTAAGGGAGCCGAATAATGGGTCTGTACGAGTTTATGTTTGGCGGCGGCGAGAAGGTAGAAGATGACCCTGAGGAAACCCAAAAAGGTATGGGCTACGGCGAGCTAATATTAGACAACGTCATTGGCCTAGATAACGACTATGACAGCTTTGGTGAGAAGCTAGGACGGACCATCAACGAAGATGAAATTGGCTTTGTGAAACAGGCTGGTCAGGGCATCTACGAAGGGGCCAAAGACTTTATCAAGGCTCCAATAGAAACCACCAAGGAAGCGGTAAAAGAAGTAGCCACTAGCACTAAGGACTTATTCACTAAAGACTTGGATGAACGCCTACAGGAAATGTACGGCGTGGATATGACCTCTGCTACCGGAGATCAAATAACAGCCGCAAGAGAAAGCGTTATGAGTGATGCACTAGGTGCGTCTGCTCTTATCCCAGCGGCGGGTGTGGGTATCAAAGGTGCTAAGGTACTAGCCAGCGCAATGCCTGAAGTTGAGTTTGATCCTAGTACTGTAGGCATGAATATGGGTAATGTTTCATTTAAGCCTAAAGATTCTAAAGATGAAACCGTACCTGCCACCGTAGCCCAGCAAACAGAAAACATGCTCGACATAGATCGTCGGGTAGATACTCGACTACCCACCTCTGAAAAATCTCCAGATTTTGCTCGAATGGGGGAAGGTGAATTAGTCAGTGATGGCGATGCTATGTTTAGCGCCAATACGAATATGGCAGAAAACTTTGCTATGATGGCAGAGTATTACCCCGGAATGAAGAACCTCTGGTCAGACGATGTAGCTGAAACTAGAGCTAATGTTACTGAGCAAATGACAGGTAACATTGTTAGCCTGTATGATATGTCAGATCGTCTAGGTATAGCTGGGGAATCTAAGCAGTGGTACAAAGGTGCTAATCGAATTGCTTTAGGTCTATCTAGTCGTTTTGGAGTACAGGACACAAAAGCCGCTGGAGTATTAGCTGCATTATCGCCTCAGAAAAACTGGTTTGAGAACGTAGCATTAGCAGAACGTCTAATTAAACATCATACTGAATTAGGGCCAAATGCGCCTTGGTCTCAGGCGATGGATGATATTACCATTACCGTACCACCAGCACGTAAAAAGCAGGGTACTACATCCTTCCAAGACCCACCTAAAAATGCTAAAATTTTAGAAAGCGTTAAAGGAAAAACGTGGGGCGAACTAGAAACTCCTGAGCAAAAAGGCATGTGGCTTAGAGCTTATGATGAAGCTCATTTTGGCAGACAGTTCAGAGAAGTTAGTCCTGAAGGGGATATACTAGGTTATTCTACTACAAATGACGGAACTCCTGCATTAGCTTCTCACCAAGGGTTCAGTACATTAGCTAAGGTAGTACGTATTTTAGAAGGTGACGGTACTCTCAATTCCATTTCACCGGAGCTAGGAAAAGAACACAAAGTTCGTAACTTCTTTAACAACATTCTTAATCCTGACAGCCCTAAAGACGTTACCGTCGATACGCACCAAATTGCGGCAGGTTTATTTAGGCCATTAGGTGCGGGTTCTGTCGAAGTTAAGCAAGGCCTCAGTGGAGGTAATGTAACGGGAAATCCCGCTATATTCTCTAATGAGGGTAAAGCTACTAGCGGAATGGGTGGAACATATGGCTTGTATTTTGATGCAACCAGCGAAGGTGCGAAGCTAAGGGGTGTACTTCCTAGAGAAATGCAGTCTGTTTCATGGGAACAGTTACGCACACTATTCCCAGACACCTTAAAAAGAGACAAGTCTTTTATCGCTGCTACAGAAGCTATTTGGAGAATGGTTGATGACAAGCAACTTGATCCTGAAGGCGCAAGAAATCTGATCATAGCTGAAGCAGAGAAGCGGGGTCAGACTGAAGATAAATTAATACCTTCTTGGAAAAACTATAAAGGCAAACGCAGAGATATTGGTATTGCCACCACAGGTCTCATGGGAGCCGCTGGTCTAGCTACCGCAGAAGAAGCCCCTGCCGAAGAAGAAGGCTTTGCCACTCCCCAGTAAGGAAATTTTATGAGCGAACAAGCTGAATACGAGAAGTACTTAGGTGACCTCTTTGAGATGGAGCAGAAGTACTTACGGGAACGCTACCCCGAAGACTTTGAGGAGCAGGACCGGCTGGATGCCTTAGAGGACGCCAGAGATGAAGACGGCAACGTAACCTTTAGAGATGTTGCGAAGCTAGGTCTCATGGGCGTGATGCTAGGCGGTCAGAAGTTAGGATTCAACATGGGTCCGGTCTGGGAGTCGATTAAGGGCAAGGGCTTTGCATTAGGCGGCGTAGCTACCGCCACTAAAGGAATTACCACACAAGAGGGAAAAGACATGGCAGCTAAGAAATTTCAAAGGGATGACGCCAAGGCCGACACTAATGAAGACGGCGAACTATCCACCCGCGAAAAGGAAGTGGCTGATGCTGTTCAAAAAAATGAAGTGGTAGAGATGTATCACGGCGGCATGGCTTGTGGCTGCGAAGGAGACTGTGACGGCTCTTGTGGCGGTATGATGGACGGTATCATGGGATATGACGAAGTCTCTGGTAATCCTATTCCCATTGGCTCTCACGCAGAGAATGTACGAGATGATATAGACGCCAAACTGAGTACAGACGAATACGTCTTACCGGCTCACGTAGTTAAGTGGCACGGGCTGAAGCACATTCAGATGATGCAGTCCGAAGCGGAGATGGGTCTGATGTCTATGCAGATGACCGGCCTAATCCAACACGCAGAAATGTCTGACGCTGAAGTAGTGGAAGACGAAGAAATCGATGAACCCGAAGAGGGTGTCGATATTGAGGTAGCTACCGTTCAGGTGGATGACCTCTTGGATGATGAAGAAGCCTACGAAGAAGAAGCTTCCTCAACATCTAAACTCCCCGGAATGCTGAAAAAGCAGAAGTACGCATTCGCAATTTAATCTGGATACCCGAATATTATCGGACCCATAAGGAAATATTATGCAGAAGCAAAAGTATAGTCGCACACCTGAAGCGGAAGATGAATTAACATACAGCCAAGAGATGGCACAACAGCAACCTACTGAGCAATTAGACGCTGAAGAGGAGAGCTACAAGAAACGCTATCAGGACATACAACGTCATATTCAGACGGTGCGTGATCAGAAGGATCAAGAGTTAGCCACAGTTAAGAAGCAACTAGACGCAGCAACTCGCAAGCAAATACGCTTCCCTAAAACCGATGCGGAAGTAGAGGCATGGTCTAACCGCTACCCCGATGTCGCTAAAATCGTCGATACTATTGCCCGTAAGCGAGCTAACGAGGCCTTACAGGAAGGTGAGCAGCGTCTTAAAAACGTAGAGAACTTTGAGAAGTCTCTTCACCGGCAAACCGCAGAGCAACAGCTTATGCAACTACACCCAGACTTCGCTCAGATTAGGTCTGATCCAAAGTTCCATGAGTGGGTAGCTCTACAGCCGTCTGCAATGCAGGACAGCGTATATAAGAATAATACTGACGCTACTTGGGCATCACGTACAATTGATCTGTATAAAGCCGATACCGGCAAACGCCGCTCAAGCAAGTCGGCTGCTCAGGCAGTAAGCCGTACCTCATCCTCTGCCCCAAGCACAGGCGGTAAAGCTACCTTCTCAGAGAGTATGGTACAGGCAATGAGTGACCGTGAGTACGAGGCTAACGAAGAAGCCATTAATGCTGCTATCTCCTCTGGAGCATTTGCATACGACATTTCTGGCGCTGCCCGATAAAAAAAGCCGTAGGCTTGGGTTGACAACTAAGCCACTTAACTATAGCCTACGGCTGCGCCCTTGGGGGTGCAGTAATATATTAATTAACTATTGTATTAATTAACTCAATGTGTTATAATGAAACCATTGATTTCATAGATGTAGGACACTCTTAGTAGTATACCCCGCATCTCCCTCCCAGATAATAGATACAAAGTCTACCAGTGCGTTAGACCCGCTATTAGCGACACTCTAATCAAGCTGACACTGTTGTTTAATTGTCTGATCTAGCTGCTTCTAGAATTATTTAATCATTTTATTAATCACACAATTACGTGTGCCTAGAAGTTTATTTTAAGCCATTTCATACAAGGATTTTAAAGCAATGGCATTTCCAAAGGCATCAGGTTATTCTAACCTCAATTCGGGCAATTTCAGCCCAGTAATCTACTCGAAAAAGGTCCAGAAGGCTCTGAGGAAGGCGTCTGTAGTAGAGTCAGTTACTAACACTGATTATTCTGGAGAGATCGCTAACTTCGGTGACTCTGTAAAGATTATTAAAGAACCAGATATCACTATCACAACATATGAGCGTGGTACGGCTCTGGCTACTCAAGACCTTACAGACGCTGATTTCACTATGGTTGTTGATCAAGCCAACTACTTTCAGTTCGCTATCGACGATATTGAAGAGGCACACTCTCATGTGTCTTTTGGTGATTTAGCAAGTGACCGTGCTGGTTACAAACTGCGTGATACTTTTGACGCAGAAGTACTTGGCTACCTATCAGGTTGGAAGACACCTTCCTCATGGGCGCGGCGTTCAGCATCAGGCGATATTAACGGTACTAAAGCCGATACTAACGCTGGCAATGATGAAATGTTGGCTGCTAACAAGTTGGACATCACAGACTTCGGTGGTTCTGACTTAGGCAATGCTGGTGAAGTTACTTCTATCCCAATCGCCGTTGGCGGTGGTGCTGGTGGTATCACTTCTCCATTGGCAATCTTAAACCGTATCGCACGGCAGATGGACCAAGCCAACGTAGACACAGATGGCCGCTGGGTAGTAATCGATCCAGTATTCGCAGAAGTGTTGATGGACGAGTCTAGTAAGCTTATTAACGCTGACTTCGGTGGCGGCGATGAGTTGCGTAACGGACGCTTGCCCGGAACACTGCGTGGGTTCTCAATCTACAAGTCTAACAACCTTCCATACGAAGGCTCAGGCGCTGGCGTGGCACTCTCCACCGGCTCTGAAACTAACTTCGGTGTGATGGTTGCTGGTCATGCATCTGCGGTAGCTACGGCTCAACAGATTGCCAAGACTGAGACCTTCCGGTCACCTACTACATTCGCGGATGTGGTGCGCGGCATGAGCCTCTATGGTCGGAAGATTCTGAGACCAGAGGCGTTGTTCACAGCGAACTACAACCTCGCATAACACGTACTAACAGGGGGCTGGCACAAGCTGGCCCTCTAACTCTTTTTAGGACTGTTGCTTAATGGCCTCTAATTACATCACGCTCTGCAATCAAGTACTGCGCCGCTTAAATGAGGTGGAGATACCTGAAGCTGATTTCCCTAATACAAGAGGTGTACAGTCTTTAGTGAAAGACGCAGTAAAGGCGGCTATAGCCAAGATTAATCAGTCTGAGTTTGAGTGGCCTTTTAATGCCGCAGAATTTACACAGACATTGGCTGCAGGTCAGACAGAATACGCATGGCCTAACGCATTTAAAGTTGTAGATTGGAATAGCTTCCAACTACAGAAGAACGACAGTCTAGGCGCAGCTTATAAGTCTCTAGGCTATATGGAGCGCGATGAGTGGTATGCTTCCCACAGAGATGCCGACTACACGGCTGGTTCTAGTGGTAGAGATATACCAGCTAAAGTATTTCCCTCGCATGGTAATGGCTTTGGAGTTACACCTTCTCCCAACAAAGCATACTCTGTAAAATTTCGTTACTACTTGAATTACACAGACCTGACTTTGTTCAGCGATGTAACCCGCATTCCCCAAAGCTTCGACACCGTAATTATAGATGGTGCGCTTTATCACATGTACATGTTTAAAGATAACATGGAAGCTGCAGCTACGGCGTTAGGAACTTTCCAATCTGGCCTCAAAGACCTGCAAACCCTGTTCATCAACAACTTTGAAAGCATCAGGGATACAAGGGTGGCCTTTTAATGGCAGATTCCATTGAGTCCTTTAAACTTGTATGCTCTGGCGGTCTAAATTCTAATGAGAACCACCTAGACCTATCCGACAATAAGTCTGGTGCAGCTACCCGTTTAGTTAATTTTGAGCCAAGCCTCTACGGTGGATATCGCCGCCTAGAAGGGTACAACCACTACGGTGATATCAACGCTACTGTTGGTGGCTCTGCGACTGAAGGCAAAGTCCTTGGCCTAGCAATTTACGATAACTCCCATATAGGCAATCCATACGTTATTGCTGCTAGAAAAGTAGCTGGCTCTAACACATACAAATTCTACAAGTTTGTTGCTCTCAGTGGCTGGCAAGAGATTACTAGCGCCCCCGCAAGGTCTATGACGATTGGCAGTCGCTCTGTAGATAAGTTACGCCATGTACAGTTTGATTGGGGCAGCGGCTCTACTATCTGCTTTGTAGATGGGGTAAACCCAGCGGTAATATTTGATGGCGCAAACTGGTATGAATTACTGCAAGCCAATACAGGCGGCACTAGTTCTCCGGGCGGGGATCAGCTAGTAGACGCCCCATCTATCGTAGGCGAATATCAAAAGCACCTCTGGGTTGGTGGTGATAAGGTTTCAAGGGCAACTCTCAGACATTCAGCCGCTAATGATCCTTACACTTGGACAAATGGTGCGGGCGGCGGCTTAGTAAATCCAGCATTTAACGTAGTTCAGATAAAGCCCTTTCGTGATAATTTATTTATCTTTGGAAGTAACGGCATAAAGAAAATAGTCACCTCTAGGACGAATGCTAGTCCACCAGCAACAGTTTTTACCGAAGAGAATGTAACTAATAATGTAGGCTGTATAGCCAGAGACAGCGTAGTAGAAATTGCTGGCGACTTATTATTTCTAGCGCCTGATGGATTTAGACCTGTAAGCTCGACTTCTAAAATTGGTGACGTAGAACTGGAAACGGTGAGCAAACCTATTCAAGTTTCTCTCGTAAATCTTATTAAAAATAATGACATGGATACTCTAAATTCCGTAGTCATTAGAGGTAAGTCACAGGTACGTTTCTTTGTAGGCGACGATACTACTGACCAAATAGATAGTACTGGAATTATAGGCGGCTTATATGACCAAGATGGTAGCATTGCTTGGTCCTTTGGAGAGCTAACAGGGATCAGGGCTTCTGTCACAGAGTCAGGTTACATGGGTACGGAAGAGCTTGTACTACACGGCGATTATGACGGGAAAGTTTACCAGCAAGAAAAAGGTAACAACTTCGCAGGTAATAATATTATTGCCGTGTACAGCACTCCATACCTAGACTTTGGAGATACTGAAGTCCGTAAGACTATTCGCAAAGTAAATACGTTTGTAAGGGCAGAAGGTCCGACAGAGTTTTACTTAAACGTAGACTACGATTGGGGTGACTATAATACTAGTAGGCCGTCTGAATATTTAGAATCCTCAGATGGCGGTCCTGTCGTATATAACGGATTAAATTTAGACTACGGAGATGCCAACGTCCTGTATGGGGGCAACTCAAAGCCGATCCTTACATCAGATATTCAAGGATCAGGTTTCTCAACAAGAGCTACCTTTGTGACGATAGGGCAGTCTGAGCCTTATTCGATCCAAGGGATAGTATTTGAATTTTCGGTTTCGGGGAGAAGATAGACTATGGCAGGTTACACACGCCAATCCGTTAGCCAAATTCAGAATGGTGCGGATATTACGGCTCCACCCCTTAATGCTGAATTTAACCAACTACTCGCCGCCTTCAATGCCGCAAGCGGTCATGGACATACAGGTGCGACTGGCGATGCGCCACCTATTCCTCTAGCCACTTCTCTTTCTGGTTACTTACCTGCAGTACACGGTGGTACAGGCGGTAGAAATAATAACTCTGCTTCTAGCAACCCAACAGTGACAGATGACAGTGGATCAGGTTACGCAGTAGGTTCTGTATGGCTTAATACAGCTAACGACAGAATATTCATCTGTGTAAATAATACTGCCAATGCAGCTTTATGGAATGAAGTTGTAGCCAGTGACGGCTTAAAGTTTCATCCAGAAACAACTAATACGGTAGATATTGGTACAGCGTCTAACCGCTATAAGAATCTATATCTGTCTGGTGGAGCTACGGTAGCTGGTACTCTAAATGTTACGGGTACAACTACCGCTACCCACATAGGCACTGGTACGATAACTAGTACAGGATTAGGTACGTTTGCTACCATTGACGCAAATGGTGGTCAGGTAGATGGCGCTGTAATCGGTGGTAACTCTCCTAGTGCAATCACTGGCACTCAAATCACAGCTAACAGTGGATTTGTAGGTGGGTTAACTGGTGATTTAGTTGGTAATGTAACTTCATCTGGAACTTCTGGCTTCAATAACATTACTGCCAGTGGAACCATCCAAGGCGCTGTAACTGGTAATGTTTCTGGTAACGTCACCTCGACAGGTACATCTGCATTTAACAATGTGACCATAGCAGGTACATTGAATATGGATGGCTCTACGACTGCTACCATCCAGAACCTGACTGATCCGACTAACCCTAAAGATGCTGCTACAAAAAGTTACGTCGATACAGGATTAGCTAATTTAGTAGATAGTTCTCCCGCCGCCTTAGACACTCTCAACGAGCTTGCTGCAGCCATTGGTGATGATTCTAACTTCTCTACCACCATGACCAATGCTCTTGCGGGTAAAGTAGCTGACACTGGCGACACGATGACAGGTGACCTGATTATGTCAGGCGGCGTTACTGTCACAGGTCTACCATTACCAACCGCCAATAGTGAGGCAGCAAGCAAACAGTATACTGATCAGCAAGATGCTCTGCAGGTTACCAAAGCTGGCGATACCATGTCTGGCTCCTTGGCTATGGGTGGCAATAAGGTTACGGGTCTTGGAACGCCCAGCGCTAATACTGATGCTTCCACAAAAGGCTATGTGGACGGGATACTAGGCTCTGCTACAGCGGCATCTGCTTCGGCAGCGGCGGCGGCTACATCTGCGGCTAATGCAGCCACTTCAGAGGCAAATGCTCAAACGCATGCTAATACAGCGGCTACTGCAATCACAACAAGTCAGCAATTTCTGGACACATATTTTGTATCAGCGAGCGCCCCCTCTGGGTCTAATTTAAGCACAGGCGATCTGTGGTTTGATACAGCCAATAACTTGATGAAAGTTTACGGGGCTAGTGGATTTCAAAACGCAGGTAGCTCAGTAAATGGTACGGCAGAACGTAGAGATTACACAGCATCCGCCAACCAAACTTCATTCGCCGCTACATATGACCCCAACTTCTGTGATGTATACTTAAACGGCGTAAAACTAGCACCGTCCGATTTCACCGCAACCAATGGTTCAAGCGTAGTATTGGCCTCTGGTGCGGTGGCGGGGGATGCGATTTCTATAGTTTCTTACGGAACTTTTTTATTGGCAGATCACTACAGCAAAACAGCAGTCGATGCTTTGATCGACGATGTGGAAACATTAGCATTGGCAGGATTATAACATGGCTATAAATACGACTACTTTAGAAGCGAACCTCACAACTAAAATTAACGCAACCAGCGGAAGTACAGACGGCAAAGAGTTTTTGCTGCTAGGAAAAGCGGTTGAGGCACTAACCATTCCAGCATCCGTATCAGAAATGACAGCGGCGGGTACTACTCAGGTAGGTTTGGTTAATACAGCGGGTAGTACTCAGGTGGCGGCTGTAAATGCGGCTGGCTCCAGCTTTGCACCTAAAGCCGATCCTACTTTTACGGGTACGGTAACATTATCAGGAAATCTGGTAGTAAATGGTACAACCACTACGGTGAACAGCACTACACTAGATGTAGCGGATAAAAATATTACGATTGCTGATGGTGCGGCTGATGCGGCGGCGGCTAACGGTGCAGGGATTACGGTAGACGGTGCTTCGGCTAACATTACCTACACCTCTGCTACAGATAGTTGGGATTTTAACAAGGCCATCACAGGCACATATACGAACCTAAATCCCGTAGTCGTTACTGCTACAGTAAACAGCGCCACCAACATAGACATGACTAAACCCAGTACGGTTACAACAATGTCTGGGGCAATGACTTTTACACCAACAAATATGGCGGCTGGACGCTCTTCTATGATGATGCTGGATACGTCTACAGCCCCCCATGATCCGACTTTTGCGGCGGCTTTTAAATGGCCCGCTGACACAGAGCCAACATGGGCTGATAGTCGTTACTGGGTGGTGAGCATGGTCTGTTTAAACGGAACTACAGTTCTCGCATCTGCATCGGGTTACACAGTTTAAGGGGGTAGCCAATGAGTTTACCACATACATTTTTTATGGGTCGCGGCGGCACTAAGAAACTAGGATATAATCCTTTTGTAATGTCTTGGGTTTCGGGGCGGGGTAATGGTGAGCTAACAGCTTATTCTCCAGAAGCTCTAATTAAAAATTCCAATCAAGGAACCTCGTTTCTGACAACACACACTCTTATGTCTAATGGTAATGTACAAATCTATGCAAATAGCCAAACAGGCATACAAGTAAGTACTGAAAAAAATCAAATTTATGTTTCTGATAATACTCATGGAAACTTAATAACTATAAATTCGTTCAATGGCACTTCCATGAATACTTCATTCCAACATGATGCAAGTTACAGCTATACTGGTGGCTATAACTCTAGTTCTGTTTTTTTTGGGAAGACGGACTTTGGAAATATAAGAGGTTCCAGTACCGCCAATATGTCTATTCATTTTAGAGCGGCTCTTGGCCTTGGTGGTTGGATTACTGATCCTACTCCAATTTCTTCACCTCTAACCGTTCATAAAGAAGATGCTACATTTAGGGCGGGTAAGTATCTTTTCTGTATGGGATATGACACAACAGAAGTATTTGATCTTTCAATCAGCCCTTACAGACCTTCAGCACAAACTCATATTCTTTCTTATGGCGTTTTTAGCGCTGACATAGGAATTGTCATTTCACCAAGAGATAATATGTTGGGTTTAATAGAGGCTAACAGTACCGTTGGAAAATTTTGGGATTATGATACAGGTACTTTTTTAACACTGAATCATGGGATGGCTAACTGGAACAACAGCGACAACGCAGGGCAGTATTTGTTCTGTTATGCTTTAAATCCTTCTGATAGTTTTAGCGGCACTTTTTCCAAAAGTAATTATAATATTGTGTCTTCTGGTTATGGTTATCCTAGTAAGTTTTCTAATTTTGTACAGGCTAATAATCAATGGACAAATGCTCCATCTGGATACAACTGGAGAGGTGGTACTTACAACGCCAATACTCAAAGCATGTACTTAGTGGGCGCTGGTTCTGGCTCGCAGGGTGGCGGCGCGCCAGCTAGGGCTGTTTCGTTTGATCAACATATGGCAGCTGGTTCAGTGGGAACTTCTTTTGGAACAAATATTTATTTGGGAAACAGGGGGCCGTTTAGAGGCGATATGTTCTCACATAAATTAGATCATCAAGTATTTGATCAAGATTACTACAATTAAGAATATAACAGGATAGTGATATGAGCAAAGCAAGAGACTTAGCGAACCTTATCGCAGCGGGCAATCCTCTATCTGATGGGGCAATTTCTTACGCAGAAGTCACAGGTAAACCTACCTTAGCGGCTGTTGCTACTTCTGGCGCTTATGCCGATGTCACAGGTACGCCTACTATACCAACTGACTTTGTAAGTGCTGCAAATGGGGGTACGTTTGGGGGTAATATAGTTGCACCCCGTTTTGTGGATTCTGGAAACTCAGGTTATCATGTTGATCCGTTTGGTACATCTGTCATGGCTTATGCGTATCTGCAACAGTCGTATGCTTTGAACCTTGTACTGACAGGAACCACCCCAACAGTTACGGCGGGTACACATAGTAGTGCAAGCCTAACGACTTCCGGTAATACAACATTTACCTTTAGCGTAACTGGGGCAAGCACAGGTTACTTACTTGGTTTTGTTTTACGATTAACATCAGGCGGTAGTCACACGATTACATGGCCTAGCTCAGTAGATTGGGCTGGGGGTTCGGCCCCTGATGCACCAGCGTCTGGAGAGACTGACATATTAGTTTTTACAACTATTGATCAAGGTGCAAATTGGTATGGCGCAAGAGCCATCGACGCCGCTGCCTAGTAAAAAGGTACTTCATGTCAAATAGAAATATATTTCAGGCTCTACAAAGTGCTGGTGGTGCTGGCGGTGCTGCGCTGAATGTTGAGGATGTGTTCAGCACTTATTTGTATACTGGGAATGGTTCTACTCAAACGATTACCAACGGTATTGATCTTGATGGCGAAGGTGGTTTGGTTTGGATTAAAAGTAGAAGCCATTCATATCCACATAACTTATACGATACAGAAAGAGGTGCCACAAAAAGGTTAAAGTCATCAAGCACTGCTGCGGAAAGCACTTTGTCTACTGGCTTGACTGCTTTCAGTAGTAATGGGTTTACATTAGGTGGCGATAACGACACAAACGGTACATATAGTGACGCACAATACGCCTCTTGGACATTTTTAAAGTCTAAACGCTTTTTTGATATTCAAACTTGGACAGGAAACTCAACGGCAGGGCGTACTATAAGTCACAATCTTGAAGCAGAAATAGGTTTTATAGCTATAAAATGCACATCAGCTAGTGGGGATTGGATGTCTTGGCACAGGTCTGCAAGTACTTATGCTGGCCGTGTTTTAAAACTTAACGCCACAGATGGCGCAGCTAATATTTCTTCAATATTTAACAGCACAAACCCTACCTCAACTGAGTTTACTCTTGGTTCCAGCTATGACGTAAACGGAAATGGACAAACCTACGTAGCCTACCTATTCGCCCACAACGATGGTGACGGTGAGTTCGGCCCTACAGGGGATCAGGATATTATCAAGTGTGGGAGTTATACGGGTACTGGACATCCATCAACTCCATCAGCACAACAAACTATTGAGTTGGGTTTTGAGCCTCAGTGGTTTCTTACAAAGCGCACGAATAGTGGGGCTAGTTGGCAGCTAGTAGATAACATGAGGGGTATGGCTGACGCATACGAGCGTCTTTACCCAGATCAAAGCGCTGCGGAAGACTACGAAGGCGATGGAATGATACCTACGGCAACAGGTATTAAGTTTACTGGTGGTCAAGCCCAGCACAACGCCTCTGGTGGCACCTACATCTACATAGCCATACGCCGCCCTACTGCTGTGCCTGAGAGTGCGACTGATGTGTTTGGTATAAGCTACG